AGTGATGGAAAATTCTAAGGCCATTATTAAGTTAATTGTTGACGCTGCCCGACAAGAATTTGGCGACAAGGCCGACAAAGCCAGAATGCCTTTTGATCTCGATGAGGATACTGGCGAATGTATTTTAAAAGTTAAGTCCAAGTACGCCCCTGCGTTTTTTGATGCGACAGGTCAGGAAATATTTGGCGGTCAGATACCACAACTCTTTGGCGGCAGTGTAATTAGAGTTGGCGGCTACGCTTCACCCTACACAGTCTCAGGGACTAGCGGTGTATCACTCCAGCTAACCAGAGTCCAGATAATTACTCCAGTCAGTAGCTCCCAGGGTGGCGGTGCAGATGCCACAGGATTCAATTCTGTCGAAGGCGGATTCACAGCAAATGACTTGATGGACGCACAGACTGAGGAAATAAACGATGAAGTGGAGCAAGCGCCAGCAACATCGGCTGACCGTTTCTAACGGTATTAAGCATGGTTACCGTAGTGGTCTTGAAGACAAGATAAGTAAGCAGATAACAACAGCTGGCCTCGAGGTCCAGTACGAAACTGACAAGATCAGTTACCACGTTCCACCGCGACATAGTAAGTACACCCCTGACTTTAAGCTGCCCAAAGACGGTGGCTTTTTTTATGTGGAAACAAAAGGCATATGGGATGTAAAGGACAGGCAGAAGCACTTGTTGATCAAAGAGCAGCATCCAGGCATTGACATTAGGTTTGTATTTTCTAATGCCAACAACAAGTTATATAAAGGCTCGAAAAGCACCTACGCCAGTTTCTGCGATAAGCATCGACTGAGGTGGGCACATAAAACGATTCCATGCGAATGGCTTGTCGAGTAGTAACCAAAGGCTGCCCTTAACCGGGTGGCCTTTTTTATTAATTTTTGAGGGGAAATCAATGGAAGCTCCGCAAGGTAATTCCGAAAATACTTTTATCAAACACCTGCCGTGCGAAAAGTGCGGATCAAAAGACAACAACGCATTGTACTCTGACGGCAGTACCTATTGTTTTGGCTGCGAGGAATATGCGTCAGCCGAAGGAACTGTTGGGCACAAGGCCACCAAAGTAAACGCAGGACTGTTACCTGGTACCTACGCTGCTCTGCCAGCCCGAGGTCTGACCGAAGAGACCTGTAGAAAATTTGACTATCAGATTGGCTTTGACGGGACACGGCCTGTGCAAATTGCTAACTATCGAAATGACTCAGGTCAAGTATCCGCGCAAAAGATTCGAGATGCCGACAAGAACTTTAAGATTCTTGGAGACGGTAAAGACATGCAGCTATTTGGCCAGCATTTGTGGACTGGCGGCAGGAAGATCGTTATCTGCGAGGGCGAGGTAGACACATGTACAGTCTCTCAGGTCCAAGGTAATAAGTGGCCTACTGTTGGCCTGCCATTGGGCGCCCAAAGCGGTAAGAAAGCACTACTTAAAGCCTGGGACTACCTACTGGAGTTCGACGAAATAGTCTTGATGTTTGATCAGGATGACGCAGGGCAGAAAGCTGCACTTGATTGTGCCGAGGCCCTACCAGTAGGCAGAGTAAAGATAGCGACCCTTCCAGAGAAAGATGCCAATGAGTGTCTTAAGAAAGGTCTCGAGAAAGAGATCATCAACGCAATCTGGCGAGCAAAAGAATGGAAGCCTGAAGGTATTGTCAGCGCCAGTTCACTGTTGGATATCGTTGGTGATTTAGACGAACTTTCGACAGTCGCCTACCCCTTTCAAAAATTAAATGAGATCACCAAGGGTATACGCCCTGCCACCCTAGTCACCATCTGTGCTGGTAGTGGTGTGGGTAAGTCTACCTTTGTCACTGAGATTGCTTATGCCCTGCAGCAGTCTGGCCAGAAGGTTGGGATGTTGATGCTGGAAGAAACGAACAAGCGCACAGTTCAGGGTCTCGTAGCTGTCCACATGAATACTAACTTTGTGCAAGAGGGAGATTTGGCGACCAAAAAAGAGATACAGGCCGCACATGGCGATCTATTGAAAGACACAGACATCGAACTCTGGGATCACTTTGGTAGCTCCTCTCTAGACGTTGTTGTCAATAGGATTCAGTACATGGTCCGAGCGACTGGTTGCCAGCACATCATCTTGGACCACATCAGCATCCTAGTCTCAGGTCTTACTGGTGAGGTAACTGATGAGAGAAGACTCATCGACCTCATCATGCATAAACTCAGGACCACGGTTCAGGAGCTAGGTATTACCCTGTTCTTAGTTAGTCACCTAAAGAGACCCCAGGGCATTGGCCATGAAGCAGGAGCCAAGGTCGAGCTATCACAGCTCAGAGGTTCTCACTCTATCGCGCAGTTGGCTGATCAATGCATCGGCCTCCAAGTCAATGCCGAGGACCCCAGTGATGACACTCGTGAGATTGTCGTTCTCAAAAACAGATTCACAGGCCAGGTAGGTTTTGCCGGGCGACTTAAGTACCACCGATCGCAATCTCGTTTACTAGAGATTTCGGATATGGATTCTAAATTTTAAATAGAGAGGATATTTATCATGGCAAATCATGAAAAGAACTTCCTGGAGTTTCACCAGGCCAACCCACACGTTTACGAGCTGTTTAAAAAGTATGTCAATGCTGCTGCTAAATCTGGACGCAGTAACTACTCTGCCTATGCCATCTTTGAGCGCATCAGGTGGCACCAGGATATCGAGACCAATGACGAATTAGGCTTTAAGTTAAACAATAACCACCGCCCTTATTACGCCAGACTTTATGCCCTACAGTACCCTAACCGGGCTGGCTTTTTTAGGACCCGGAGACTTACCTCCAATTGGCCACCTATGAGTTCATCGCAACTTGATCACACAATGCAGATGGAGCTCAGTCATGTCACTAATATTTGACTTGGAGACCAACGGCCTTTTGGACCAGTTGGACACCATTCACTGTATCGGGATATTGGATACAGAGAGTAACGAAGGTGCTCAGGTCTTTCACAGCGAGGACATACCTGGTCAACTCGAGAGGCTATCCAAAGCCGATGAGATCATTGGCCACAACATCATTGGATTCGACCTTCACGCTATTAAAAAGGTTTACCCAGAGTGGACCTACCAAGGCAAAGTCACAGACACACTAGTGCTCTCTCAGCTATTCCATGCTGACCTAATATCAGAGGACTCCGCTAAGTTAAACGCAGCTGAGGTGTTGCCTAGGAACTTGTGGGGGCGGCATTCTCTGAAGTCATGGGGTATCCGAATGGGCACGATGAAGGGTGACTATGACGGAGGCTGGGAGGAGCTGAATGATGACATGCTCGTTTACTGTACCCAGGATGTAACAGTCACATACCTTCTGTACAAAAAGCTCATGGTAGACGGTTCGATATTCAGCCAACGCTCTATTGATCTTGAGCACCAAATGGCAGATGTGTGTGACCGTATAGGCAACAATGGGTGGACCTTTGACACTGTCGCTGCTGGCGCACTCTATGCCGATCTGGCTCAGAAACGATCCGACCTGGAACGTGAACTGGCGGTGTTGTTTGACCCTTGGGAAATTAACACTGTGTTTATCCCAAAGAGAGACAACAAGACGCTTGGCTATGTCAAAGATGAGCCGTTCACTAAGGTAAAGGTAGTTGAGTTCAACCCGAGTAGCCGTAAGCACATCCAATACTGTCTGACACAAAAGTATGGTTGGAAGCCCAAAGAGTTTACCCCCAGCGGCGATGCCAAAGTAGACGAAGCAGTACTCAGCAAACTCGAGTACCCAGAAGCCAAGAAATTGGCAATGATGTTTCTACTGACGAAGCGTATCGCTGCACTAGCCGAAGGCAACCAGGCATGGCTTAAGCTTTGCGACTTAGACGGTAAGCTTAGGCACCGGATTATCCCTGGTGGAACAGTGTCAGGTAGAGCCAGCCATCGATCACCTAACTTAGCTCAGGTACCCAGTACGCGGTCAGCCTATGGCCGTGAGTGCCGTGACCTATTCACAGCACCCCCAGGCTGGATTATCTGCGGCTCCGATCTATCTGGCATCGAGCTCAGGTGCCTAGCGCACTACCTTGATGACGGAGGTGAATATGCCAAGCAGATTCTCGAGGGTGACATTCACACTTTTAATCAAAAGGCTGCTGGATTAGCTACCCGGGATTTAGCTAAAACTTTTATTTACAGCGTTTTATATGGCGGAGGTGATGGGCTCATAGGTTCTATTGTTGGTGGTAAAGCCAAAGATGGTAAGCGCCTAAAACAAGCATTCGACCAATCAATACCTGCCTTTAAATCACTCAAGAGCGAGCTCCTAAGAGCCTACAAACGTGGCTATCTCAAGGGCCTCGATGGCCGTGCTTTGAGTGTTAGAAGCGAACACAGGTGCCTTAGCCAGCTGCTTCAGTCGGCAGGCGCAATTATATGTAAAGAGTGGGTCAGGCTAATTGACCAGGAACTAACCAAGGCAGGCAGTAAGGCATACATCATGGGCTGGATTCATGACGAAGTGCAGATCGCTTGCCCTAACGAAAAGGAAGGTAACAATGTCGGTAATCTCACTAGACGAATGGCGAAAGAAGCAGGCACTGCTCTCAAAATCGAAATCGACATCGATGCCGAGTACAAGCTTGGAAGAACTTGGTCTGATACCCACTGACGGACCTTCAGATTTCGAGGATAACCTAGATCAGATAGTCGCGCTCTGGATCATATTAGACAGAGCCTGGCGCAGCCCATTCACAATTAAAAGTAACTTTGCAAGAGAGTCAGCAATGCACGTTGCCATCTGTGCATCAGAAGGATTTATCACCACTGCCCTGAACGAAGACTCATGGGGCAATCGCTGGGAAATTACTGAGGACGGCAGAGATTTTAAGGAGGAATTAGATGAACGGATTAGACAACTTATGTCCTAAAGAACTAAACATACTGGTAGACGCTGACCTGTATTTATTCCAAGCCACTGTAGCTTCCGAGGAGACCATCTGCTGGGACATAGATTCAGACATATGGTCGCTTAGGGCAGACCTTAAGAAGGCTAAGAGGTCCTTTACAGAGCGCCTAGAGGGGTTCAAAAAGCGCCTAGATGGGGAGCACTTGACCCTATGTTTTACCACTGGTAGCAACTTCAGAAAGACAGTGTACGAGCCCTACAAAAGCAACCGTAAGAAGACCAGAAAACCAGTTGGCTATGCCCACATGGTTACCTGGGCAATGGAGCACTGGCCCTCGATCACTGTCGATACTTTGGAGGCCGATGACATCATGGGAATACTCCAGTCAGCACCAGGCTATTCAACGGTGGTGGTGAGTGATGACAAGGACCTACTGTCTGTACCGGGCACTGTGTACCGCCCAATGAAGGACGAGATCATCGATGTGTCACTGCCTGAAGCAGACCACTGGTTCCTTATGCAATGTCTGCAAGGAGACAGCACCGATGGCTATCCAGGACTCCCTGGTACTGGCCCAAAGAAAGCCGAGAAGGTCCTAGGTAATCACCCGTCTTGGGAG